GCAGGTAACGTCAGCCGTAACCCCGCATTGATTACCATGTTTGACCGCCCGACATTTTCTGCGGGTGCGGTTTATATTGATCCGGATGTAGATATTTCTGGGCGTTCCGATTTAACGGGCCAGCGTGCTGATGCAGATAATATTGCACCAACTGCGTGGGTGCCTAACCTACATTTCGTAGCACCTATTAACGATCAGTTTGGTTGGGGGGCTTCTATTACCTCGAACTATGGTCTGGCCACGGAATTTAATGATAACTACGCTGCTGGAATCTATGGCGGTAAAACCGATCTGCAGACGATCAACCTTAACCTTAGCGGAGCCTACCGCCTTAACAATAGCTGGAGTTTTGGTCTTGGTTTTGATGCTGTATACGCTAAGGCAAAAATTGAGCGTACTGCCGGTTCACTCGGTCCATTGCTTTCCCAACAACTGATAGCGCAAGGCGTGCCACAAAGTTGGACAAACGGCATCAATACACCGGATTCGCAAATTGCTCATCTCAAGGGTGATGAATGGGGATTCGGCTGGAACGCCGGTATTCTTTATGAACTGGATAAAGATAACCGTTGGGGCCTAACCTATCGTTCAGAAGTGAAAATTGACTTTGAAGGAGATTACAAAAGCTCCATCAACCCAAATCTGAACAACATTTTGGGTAGCATGGGTTTACCATATGGCACAATGGGTGCAACCCAAAATGGGTCCTTAACGCTGAATTTACCTGAGATGTGGGAAATTTCTGGCTATAACCGTGTCGCACCACAATGGGCTATCCACTATAGTCTGGCGTATACCAGTTGGAGTCAATTCCAGGAACTGAAAGCGAAAGGAGACTCTGGTCAAACGCTGTTCTATAAAGACGAAGGTTTCCGGGATGCTTACCGTATCGCGTTAGGTACAACCTACTACCACGATAAAAACTGGACCTTCCGTACGGGTATTGCATTCGATGACAGCCCGGTTCCGGCAGATAAACGTTCTATCTCTATCCCAGATCAGGATCGTCTGTGGTTAAGTGCAGGTGCGACTTATGCATTTAATGAAGATGCATCCATTGACGTTGGTGCATCTTATATGCACGGTCAGAATGTGAAGTTTACTGAAGGTGAAGGGCCAGCAGCATATACCTTTAAATCTGAAGGTAAAGCCTGGCTGTTCGGTACTAACTTTAACTACGCGTTCTGATAACGCGTTCGCCTGGATAAAGTCACCTGCTATGCAGGTGACTTTAACTCCCCCACTTCACCGAAAGTAGTTTCCTCATTGCTTGCCTCCTGAGTTTTGCAAACAGCCTGATGGCAGCTTGCCCTTTCAAATCAGTAAGTGGTATCCACAGACAAACCTGAAGGGAAACGCATATTTTCAGGCGTTCTGCTCGTCCTTCTCAAAGAGTTTACTTTTCTGAATTTCCAGGATACTCAACCCCCTGGCTATTGTGCGCTCATACACTCAAATTAAAGATAGGCTCTAAATAAATGAGCGTTTTTTGATAGTCTATTTCATTAGGTAATATATATTTGTAACAAATCAATCAAAATGGAATAAAATCATGCTACCATCTATTTCAATCAACAATACCAGTGCAGCTTACCCAGAATCCATCAATGAAAATAACAATGATGAAGTTAATGGATTAGTACAAGAGTTCAAAAACCTTTTTAATGGTAAGGAAGGAATAAGCACCTGTATTAAACATCTGCTTGAGCTTATAAAAAACGCCATACGAGTAAACGACAATCCTGATAGATTTAATATTAATAATTCCTCAGTTACTTATATTAATATTGGTTCCAATGATTCAGACTATATTACTATTGGTATCGATAACCAAGAACCAATAAAATTACTTGCGAGCTATAAAGACAAAGAACTCGCCCGTACTATCATTAATGACAACATAGTTGAGAAGACTCATGATGATATAAATAATGCTGAATTTACTGATGGTGGTATTGATGATCGTAGTGATATTGGCATTGACTCCAATGATACAGACGATATTGATATTGATAATCAAGAACCAATAAAATCACCCGCGAACGATGAAAACAAAAAAGTCGGCCAAACCATCATCAATGAAAACATAGTAGAGAATACTCATGATATCAATAACAAGAAAATGATCTTCAGCGCAATAAAAGAAATATATGATGAAGATCCAAGTTTTATCTTCGATAAAATATCACATAAACTCAGACATACGGTAACGGAATTCGATGAGAGCGGGAAAAGCGAACCAACGGGCTTATTTACCTGGTACGGTAAAGATAAAAAAGGCGACTCTCTCGCTATTGTAATTAAAAATAAAAATGGAAATGATTACTTATCTCTCGGTTACTACGATCAGGATGGCTACCACATTCAAAAAGGATTTCGTATTGATGGTGATAATCTCACCCAATATTGTAGTAAAAAAGCCAGGAGTGCTTCTGCGTGGTTTGAACACAGTAAAGCAATCATTGCAGAATCATTTGCAACAGGTTCCGATCATCAAGTTGTAAACGAACTCAAAGGGGAAAGACTGAGAGAACTTAACGAAGCTTTTAATCCTTCAAATCTAGCAAGAGGATATGAATATTAAGAGGATGATAGAAAATATACACTTGAGAATACAAAAGAAATAGTTTCTACTTTATTCGGTAACGAAGTTAACGTTGACCATTCTCAAAAAATATATAAGCACTTTAAGGAACTCGAAGGTAACATTGAAAAAGGCTTCAAGATCGCCAGACGAAATATCAAAATGAAATTAATCAACTATATGCGCTAGGTGTTAATTTTGATGATATTTAAATTATTTTTCCAGTTTTTTGATTTTTCAACAGCTGAATATCGGAAATAGTCAGTGACGAACATCAGTATTTTTACATAATTACGTCCGGGTCATTGTCGGTTTATCTCCTTTTACTTGTGATAATTGAGGGATAACAACAAAAAAGGTGAGTATTGCGACTCACCTTTTTTATTTGTTTCTTATTCAGAATCGATATCTTTTAAATCATCCTGAATCGCTTGCGCGTTCGGATTTTCCTGCGGTTTGAGTTCGCCGCCATTAGCGATGAAATCATGACGCTGGAAGTACGCTTCGCGCACCATAATATAAGGATCGGACGACTGACGCAGCAGACCGTCAGAATCCAACAACTGCGCACGAGTTTCTATCCCTTCAAGCGTCCATTTACCCACAGACATCGGCCAGGTCAGCCAGGAAAGAACCGGGTAAAGACCATCCGCCATATCACCACCGTCATCACGCAGCGTGAAGCTACCGTAGAACGGTAACTGGACGTAAGGCCCATAACCCACGCCATAATGACCAAGCGTACTACCGAAGCGGTGAGGTTCAGTCCGTTGCAGTTTCGGGTTCGCCATCCCTGCAACATCAATAAAGCCGCCCATCCCCAAAATGGTGTTCAGGAAAAAGCGGGTAAAGTGGACCATCCCCTGATAAGGGTCGCCCTGCAAGAAGTAGTTAACCATCACCGCAGGTTCTTCAAGGTTGCCGGTAAAGTTGCTCAAACCGTTACGCGCCGGTTGTGGAACATAATCACGCCAGGCAACAGCGACCGGTCGAACAATATACGGGTCTAATACATTGAAGTTGAAGTTGTACATGGTGCGGTTGAACCCTTCTAACGGGTCAGAACGCCCTTGCTGATCTGTACCGGAACTCGCACACCCCACCAGAAGCGTAGTTCCCAGAGCAAGCGCCGACAGGCGAAGCTTCATAAATGTCTCCCTGTTTTTTTATGGCTTATGCAGTTTGCCATCCATGACGGAACGATACCGTATCCGCCTGTTTAGGTGTGGGCGATTGTAACAGCACGTCAACTGATGTCCAGACGCCCTGATTTGCTGATTTGATCATAGCCTGGTAATCGCCGCCCTGTAGGCTACTTGATTCTATAGAAACAGAAAAAGGCAAACGCGGCCTTTTCTACATTTTCAGAGTAACTCCCGCCAGTTGCGAGCGAAAAAGCCGCTACGCTTTAGCTATACGTGCTAATTCAAGAGAAGAGACCATGGACAACGACAAAATTGATCAACACAGCGACGAAATTGAAGTTGAGAGCGAAGAAAAAGAGAGTGGCAAAAAAATAGAAATAGATGAAGATCGACTCCCCTCCCGGGCGATGGCAATTCATGAGCATATCCGCCAGGATGGTGAAAAAGAGCTGGAACGCGACGCAATGGCACTACTGTGGTCAGCCATTGCGGCGGGTCTGTCGATGGGCGCTTCATTACTGGCAAAAGGGATATTTCATGTCGAACTGGAAGGTGTGCCGGGCAGCTTCTTGCTGGAGAATCTCGGTTATACCTTTGGTTTTATTATCGTCATTATGGCCCGCCAGCAATTATTTACCGAAAACACCGTGACTGCGGTACTACCCGTCATGCAAAAACCGACAATGAGCAACGTTGGCTTACTTATGCGGTTATGGGGCGTCGTGCTGCTGGGTAATATTCTCGGGACAGGTATTGCTGCGTGGGCATTTGAATATATGCCTATTTTCAATGAAGAAACTCGCGATGCATTTGTCAAAATCGGCATGGATGTGATGAAGAACACCCCCAGCGAGATGTTTGCCAACGCGATCATTTCCGGCTGGCTGATCGCCACTATGGTATGGATGTTTCCTGCAGCGGGTGCGGCAAAGATTGTGGTGATTATATTGATGACCTGGCTTATTGCCCTGGGTGACACCACTCACATCGTTGTCGGTTCTGTTGAAATCCTCTATCTGGTGTTTAACGGTACGCTGCACTGGAGCGATTTCATCTGGCCCTTCGCACTACCTACTTTAGCGGGGAACATCTGCGGCGGCACCTTTATCTTCGCGTTAATGAGTCATGCACAGATCCGTAACGACATGAGCAACAAGCGCAAAGCAGAAGCACGCCAAAAAGCAGAACGTGCGGAAAACATTAAGAAAAATGATAAAAACCCGGCATAAATGGCGAGGGTTTAAGCAATCGCACGGCAGCGTACTTACCCCGCAGTCCATTAGCGGGTATACTCATGCCGCATTGTCCTCTTAGTTAAATGGATATAACGAGCCCCTCCTAAGGGCTAATTGCAGGTTCGATTCCTGCAGGGGACACCATTTATCAGTTCGCTCCCATCCGTACCAGTCCGCAAAATCCCCTGAATATCAAGCCTTCCGTAGATTAACAGTTCGTAATGGTTCGCGTCAGATCGTTGACAGCCGCACTCCATGACGGGTAAAAAGTGGATAAAATAATTTTACCCACCGGATTTTTACCCATGCTCACCGTTAAGCAGATTGAAGCAGCAAAGCCGAAAGAAAAACCATACCGCCTTCTCGATGGTAATGGCCTGTACCTTTATGTCCCTGTATCCGGGAAAAAGGTATGGCAGCTTCGCTACAAGATTGACGGTAAGGAAAAAATACTGACCGTAGGAAAATATCCGCTTATGACTTTGCAGGAGGCAAGGGATAAAGCATGGACTGCGAGGAAAGACATCTCGGTTGGTATCGATCCGGTAAAAGCGAAAAAGGCTTCGTCTAACAACAATTCCTTTAGTGCCATTTACAAGGAATGGTACGAGCACAAGAAGCAAGTCTGGTCAGTAGGCTATGCAAATGAACTTGCAAAAATGTTTGATGACGACATTTTACCTATCATCGGCAGCCTTGAAATTCAGGATATTGAGCCGATGCAACTGCTGGAAGTAATCCGCAGATTTGAAGATCGCGGTGCAATGGAGCGAGCCAACAAAGCCCGCAGAAGATGCGGCGAAGTTTTCCGTTACGCTATTGTCACCGGAAGGGCTAAATACAACCCGGCACCTGACCTTGCGGACGCCATGAAGGGATACCGCAAGAAGAACTTCCCGTTTCTTCCTGCAGACCAGATCCCGGCATTCAACAAAGCACTGGCAACATTTTCAGGAAGTATCGTATCGCTCATTGCGACCAAAGTTTTACGCTACACAGCCCTAAGAACAAAAGAGCTTCGTTCCATGCTATGGAAGAACGTCGATTTTGAAAACAGGATTATCACCATCGACGCCAGTGTGATGAAGGGACGCAAAATTCATGTGGTCCCGATGTCAGACCAGGTGGTTGAACTTCTCACTACGCTAAGCTCAATCACCAAACCAGTCTCAGAGTTTGTTTTTGCCGGGCGCAACGATAAGAAGAAGCCAATCTGCGAGAACGCGGTATTGCTTGTGATCAAACAAATCGGCTATGAAGGTCTGGAAAGCGGTCACGGATTCAGGCATGAATTCAGCACGATTATGAACGAGCACGAATGGCCTGCTGACGCTATTGAAGTGCAGCTGGCACATGCCAACGGCGGTTCTGTGCGCGGGATTTACAACCATGCTCAGTATCTCGATAAGCGCAGAGAAATGATGCAATGGTGGGCGGACTGGCTTGATGAAAAGGTGGAGTGATCCACATTAACTATCGAATGACACAAATCATTGCAATCCAGTGCAAAGCTTTGTGTGTTTTGTAGACATTGTCGTTGAAAGATGAGATGTATCAATTCAACAACTCAGTGAATTTTTCTTATGTTTCATATAGAAAAATTTATAATGGATTACTATGGGTTTTATCGCATAATCATGTGAATGACATTTACAGAAAGTGATCGGTTTAATAATGAACAATAAACTTAGCTCAGTACAGATACTTAGAGGATTAGCTGCATTGTCTGTAGTTCTTTTTCACTACAGATTTTGGTTATCACCATTGTATGGAGATTTAACTATCCCTAATAAATATTTATCTTGGGGTTCTGCTGGTGTTGATTTGTTCTTCGTAATAAGTGGTTTTATTATGATGCATATCACTAGCCGTAAGCCATCTGGTATAAAGTCTGCTATATTCTTTTCCGTAGAAAGACTCACAAGGATTTTTCCTACATATTTTATTGCTCTCTTTACAGCTTTCTACTTTACATGGGAAGTTGGAATCTTCGTTGACCAAGCTAAGGTGGAAAATTTACTGAGTGCTTTAACATTCTCTCCTTTTACGGATGCGTACCCTCCTTTGTATGTTGATGCTGGTGGTATATTTGTTATTAGATGGACGCTTAACTATGAATTATACTTCTATCTTGTATTCGCACTTTGTTTATTATTCAATAAAAGAACCTCTGGCATAGTCGTATGGATAATGACAACTATCCTTGTAGGATATATGTTGACTGGAAATGTAACATTATCCACTTCAGGTTATAAAACTGGTACTCCAGAACTTAGCTTTTTAACAAATCCGATAGTAATTGAATTTGCTTTAGGCATCCTTGCTGGGCACACAGTGCGTTCAGCAAAATCATGGAGCAATAGATTAAAATACTCATTCACTGCTATATCGGCATTAATTTTTATGACTGCAGTCTTCAATGGTTCTATTGAAGGTTATAATTTAAAGACAGGCATCATTGCATACTTCCTCTTAGTGGCGTTCGTAATAAATGATGAAGTTATAACAAAAATTACACCATCATTTTTTGTAATGCTTGGTGATATTTCCTTCTCATGGTATCTGCTTCATAACCAGGTAGGTAGTTACATTTCATGGCAGGTTGAGGCTAATAATCCAGGTGTGATGCACAATGTATACGGGTTCACTATTTTACTAATTTTATCAATTTTTATTGCATTTCTTTCGCATAAATATATTGAAGTGATACTTACTAACAAGATTAGAAATAGGATATTTATGAGCATCCCTGGTAAACTGGTGGATATGAGGAAAGTAAAACAGGGGGAATAACCCCCCCCCACAGCATAAATCTTAGTTCAGAATATCTGACTGACTCATAGATATAGCAGTCCAGTATCCGTAGTTTGCATCATAAGCAAATCTTATAGACCGGTGGCGCCCTGTTGCCGGGCTTGTCCATCCAGAAACTCTGAAGTCAGAAGACCAGTTTACTATTAATTCATCAGATCCAGAAATGTTATGAATAGTCATATCAATAGTCGCACCGTCTAATCTTTTTGCTACAGACGTAACATTAATTGGTGAACCAGCAGCCGACACAACACAGTATGATGATAAAAATGGGTTAATTTGCACAGTACCATTTGATGAAATTATATTGTTGCTACGCGATGGATAAGGGTTAGTGCTTTCTTTTTTAGCTCCAGATGAAATATTGAAAATATTCTCATATGAATTTCTTGATCCATTATCTACGATGATAGAATCGTTGCCTAAAAGATTCATACCTATTACTTTATTATCATGCGATGATGAGTCAAAATCTATACCACTGCTTACTCCACCAATAAAGCTATTAGCATATGAGCCTTGCACCTGAATGGCTGGAGATGAATAACCAGCTTTTAGACCAATAAAGTCATTTGCATATGTTGTTTTATGTAATAACACATCAGTTAAAGAATTAACCTCAAGATCCATACCAATAACTGAATTCCCAACTGATTGGTTTCTATCATCAGTAGCGTGACCAAACTCAATGCCAATATCGTTACCTTCTGATGTGCCATTTATAAATGTACAATTAGACATAAACACCCCACAAATCCCACTACCAGAGGTATGTTCAATAGTGGTATTCATGTAAGTATTTGCAGAAGACCCACGATCATTACCAGTTCCAAACTCACAATCAGATAAGATTCCGTGAACAGGGGTTGTTTGGAATGCTTCAATATTATTACTGCATTGAATATTTTCATAGTGGCAAAGTTGGGTCCACCATTCATGAATAGCGGCCCTTGATATATTTGTCCCACGAATATTTTTGAATATACCTCCGATAACACCACGCAATGAAAGGCCATCTTTTGCGTGACCACCACCATCAAAGATAATGTTTTCAATATGTGACCCATAACCCCAGAACGAACCACTAGGCCCGCGAAGATCAATTTCCATAACATAGTCATGACTGCCACTAATGAGCTTAATGCGAGCGCCATCATCTCCATACCAAAATGCAGGACTAGTGAATGACAACGGCTGAGATGTAAGGCAAACCCCTGCAGGTTGAACTATACGGACACCAGTATGCGCAGCAGCTACAGCAGCCTGAATTGCCACTGTGTCATCAGTTACACCATCGCACTTAGCACCAAAATCTTTTAAGTTGATTATTTGTGCGTTTTTATCATGCTGTGTGATAGCTACCGACCCGGCAACGGGCTGTCTTACGCCAATTAATGCATCACCTTTTGAATCATCATTAATGTATTCCCCTGATTGAGATAACTGCTCTTTGAAGTCTGGACCAAACTGATCAGGGTCATACTTCAGCACATTAGGAAAATAAAACTGCTGTGCACCATACGCATCATAAACAGCCATAGAATGGCCCTGTACAGTTACGAACTTGGCAATCTGTCCGTTATATACCGGATATCCAGCAGCGTTAATGATGATTGGTTGCGATACAGGAACGTGAGAGCCGTCTTCGTTCTCTACATAAACCTGAATCTGGTTTTCAGGATTTACAGGGTCAGTGTCAATTTTACCAATATAAATTTTGCCATTGGCTACGGCTTTAAAAGAACGAGCCATAGTGAAGAGTTGCGAAGGCATGCTTACCACAACATTTGCGGTGATATCTGACATTTCATTGCTCCAGACGAATGATATGATGCAACCATGATGTGATTGCATACCGAAATGGTACTATTGAGTATTTATCCAGTAGGTTACGATGCCATTCCACCCAACTGGTGAGGCATCAAGGATGTACAGCAAATACGACGAGGCGCAGTTTCACTTGAGACTTCCGCATGAACTCCACGCGAAGATTAAACAGCGTGCGAAGATGAATAACAGGTCGCTGAACTCAGAGATAATTGCAGCGATTGAAGAATCATTGGCTAAACAAAGCTCTGCATCCGTTTACATTGACGATGCAGAGCGTATGGCAGAACAACAATCTGATATGGTTAAGAAAATGGTTTTTGAAACGCTTAAGACCATGTATAGCAATAATAAAAAGGAAACATAGAAATCTAGTTTCCGGATAAAAGTCATTGCCTTCATGATATCCTGTGAAAAACTAAGGAGAGTTAACCATATGAAAAAATCACTGTTAATTATCCCGCTTCTACTGGTTGGATGCGCAAAAGTAAGTGACTATCAAGCAAGTTGCGAACAACGCTATCAAAAGCTTAGCGATATGGCTAATTGCCTTGATGCCAGTGTGAAGAACGACTCACGCATGGCATCAGCACCAACACCTAAGCTGTATGTCCTTGCTGCGAAGATGCTCGGGCAAGGTGTCGATGAAGGCAAGATAAGTGACGCACAGGCAAGGCTTGAGCTTCAGAATCTTTATGTTCAATTACAAAGCCAAGAACAAGCCCAACAAATAGCACAAAGCCAAGCATTCCAGCAGGCTTTATTGAATTATCAGGCTGTAAACACAATGCAAGCGATCGAGCAAAAAGCGAGACAGCCTGTTATAACTCAACCCTATCCAACACGAGTTGACACTTACACAAACTGCAATTCAGGGTTTGGAAATACAGTCACATGCAACAGTAGCAGTAACATCAGATAACAATCAGCAAAGGTATCGCCTATGCAGAGTGGTACGATAAACCTCGCGTTCTACATATTTGGTTTTTGCACGTTCCTGGTGTTTGAAAAGCTATTCTGACAACGCATCAGACTTAGCCCCCTGCGTCAGAGCGTTAATTGCCTTTTGTGCCTGCTGCATTGCTTTCTCAAAGGCTGTTGATCCGCGTGGGGTGTTTGCCATTCGGAGCATTGCATTTCTGAATGGCTCGCTTTCATAGGCGCGAGTAAGAAGTCCGTAGCTTACCGCTGCGCCAGTTGTCGCCGGGTTCATTGCCGTCCCATACCCGATAATGAACGGGATGGTTTGCTGCCCTGTTGGTGTTGTTACTGCTGCTTTTGCAGCCTGCTGCGTGGATTGCAGGTAGTTTTTCAATCCTTTCAGATAAGCGGCTTCCTGACCTTTAAATGTGATGCCAGTCTGGTTTTGCAGGATGTTAAGCTGCCGAAGGAACTGGTCAGGGGATCCGCCAGATTTCTCCATCGCCTTTCCAATGATGCCATTGCGCATTTGCGCCCTGCCAACACGACCAACTGAGTTATACAGCGTCTTAATTTCCGATTTGTTCTTGCTGAATAGCATGTTGTTGACAACTTCCGGCGTCAGGTCGCCTTTCATGAGAACATTCTTCAGCCTGGTATTCTTTAGTTTCGCCGCTTCGTCAGCGTAGACGGCATTGGCCTGCTGATATTTACGAAGAGTATCATTGCCAAGATTCTGACCAATGGCGCCATTGATATCGTCAGTCATTGCCTTGTAAACGCGCTGAATGGCAGCATCGGAACGGTTTGGTAACACTGGTCGCTCACCCTTCACGTCCATTCTGAACTGGCTGCGCAGGTCGCTTAATTGCTTCAAATCCAGATTTACCGGACCATCAGGGCCGGCATTGCGAACAAGCTCATCACGATATGACTGAAGTTTTGAAATTGTCTCGTTATCAGCTACCTTACCAAGCTTCTGCAGATTAGATATCTCAGTATCAATCTGCTGAATTGCTCGCGCAGGCTTGATATTGACTCCCGCCATTGCATTCTGAACCTGCTCAAGACGGTTCCCTGCAGCACGACGAATTCCTGATGTTTTCGCTTTAAGGCTGTCAATAACAACCGCTGGATCATACTCACCGAATTTATCAGCAAATCTCTGCACCAACTGGCTTCTCGCTTCCTGTTGCGTTGCTCTCATTCCGCTTGTGCCAGCCAGAGGGATATTTTCTGCTGTAGTCTGCGCCATTTTTCCGACGCGGGAAGTGGGTTGTAACAGGTCTGTGGTGTGCAGAGGAACTCCTTCACGCTCTGCAAATCTGATAGCCTGTTGCGCTTCTGGTGCTATCGAACCACGAACACCACGATAAGCAGCACCTAATCCACGTCCGGCAGCGTTAATAGCACCGCCAGCCAGCACACCAACGCCTAAATCGGTGGCGAGTGCTTCCGCATCATCTTTCGCACTATTTGCAGCAAGTGATCCAACTGCGTTTTCTGCGAGAAGTCGTGTTGCCCCCTGAGCAATTCGACCAGCAAGTGTTGGTGCCTGTGTTGCTGCTCTCTCAACGCCAGCAGGAGTGAGGTAAGGCAATGCTTCAGCAAATACCCTTCCCTCTGTCGTTTGTGGAGTCAGCGCGCCTTGCTGAAGGCCAAAGTCCTGCTCTAATCCCTGCGTTGTTACTCGTGGCGCTGGTTGATATGTACCATCACCAATACCGAGTTTACCGCCAGCCCATGCAGCCGCACTTGTTACAGCATCGGCAACTGATGCAGGTATGTTTGCCACGTTCACGCCAGCCTGCACCAGTCCGCGACCAGTTTCAGCCGCGGCATTGCCAAGGTCGGAAATGAAACCTCCTTGCTGCTGTGGCGCTGCCTGTGTACTTTGCTGTACAGGCTGTTGTGTAGCTTGATTCTTCCTAGGGAGGTATTCATCAGCTTGCTGGTTGTGCAGACTCTCCGCATATGCAGTGGCATCGTCAGGATTGTCGAACATACCAAGATGCTTTCCCGTCCTCATGAAGTTATCAATAGCTTCATCATCAGACATAATGCGACCATCATCACTAACGGTAGGAATCAGCACCTCTCTACCATCTATATTGGTAGACATGCTCCGCACAGTGCTAATGCTGCCATCAGAGTTTTTAACAACAGGCCGATTGTGAATGTCAATATTACCCTTCTCTAGCAGACCTCTAGGGTAAGCAGAGTAAAACGCTTGTTTTGCCTGCTCTGCATTTTCTCCGGCTTGCGGGGCCACGACTTCATTGAAGTATTGTTCCTGAGCCTGCGCTTTTTGTTCTGGTGCTAACGCCTGATACTGTGGAGAGGCGATAACATCTTTCCATGCTTTAGCCATTAATCACCCCATAGTGAAGAAAAGTTACTGCCAGTAGTAGATTGTTGCCCTGGCATATTCTGCACCGGCTCCTGATAATCAAACTGTTTTTTAACAGTGCTCAACTTGCTTTCAAGCTGATTTCTAATCTTTCCGATAGAGTCACGAAAAGCCTTTTCACTCATTTTGGGACTTAGGGCACCAACCGCATCGGATAATTTTTTACCCTCAGCATCTGAAAGAGCACCCATACCCTTCAGGGACTGCACCATAGGGAGGAAAGTTTGAGCTTTAAAGGTGTCGAGTCTTGCTTCAAAGTTAGCCGCATCAGATCCAGGAACTGTCGGAAACGCTGAGCGAATGCCTACTGCTTTTGAAAGGCCGGGGCTTTGCTCTATCTCGTTGAGAGAATCAAGCGCAGTGCTGAACGTATCAACAGCGCCCTGAGCGGCGGCCTGTCTGTCAGCGCGGGCTATTTCAGCCTTTTGCCGAACATCTGCCTGTTTCTGCTTTAGCTCTTCAAGCTTTAACTGATTGCTTTCTCTGGCTATCTGTCTGTCAAGAGCCTTTTCTTGTAATTCTGCTCTTTGTATTTCGCGGGAAAGAGCAGCATTCTGTGCGCTGATGTTCTGTCCACGTATCTGGATGTCCTGACCACGCGCTGTTAGTGCTTCTCCAGCCTGATTGCTACGGATTGTCTCTGCCAGCCTGCCTCGGTCAATTTCACGACCATCCATCTTGTCCTGAACATTGAAGTAATCAATCGGACCAAGAGCAGCCATCCCAAGGTGATCAACAAACTCACCAAATCCTGAAGGATTCTGCTGATACATCTGAGCAACGCTGTTAGGGTCAACACCGACGCGCGCCAGTTCCTTGGCGTTGTTTTGCAGCCATGATTGCATTGCTTCTGGAGACGAGGCCGCAAGGCGTGCGCCAGCCGCTAAGGTGCCGATAGAATTGCGCTGGTCTTCGTCTGCCCACTTCATACCAGACTGAATCTTCTCTAATTGACCAGGGTATTTGGTCATCAGATCTCGCACCTGCTGTCGATCACCTGACTGGATGGCTGCCGCATATTCTTTTTGGAATGCAGCATCCGCTTCCTGTTGCTTTGCAGCTTGATATGTTTGAGCGACACTACCAAGTCCCTGCAACGCCTGAAGGCCGATGTTATTGCGACCTGAACGCTCCATTTCGTTGTTCTGGCGAATATAGGCCAACGCCTCACTTACATCACTTGCCTTTGGCGCATTTGAGTTTTGTCCACCGATACCAGCAAGAAAACCGCCTGAGTTGATTCCTTGTTGCCAAGTAGCCATATTCCCACCTTAAAACAATGATCCAAGACCACCGATAATGCCGCCACCAATAGCGCCAACAGCCGTACCTATTCCTGGCACCACAGAGCCAATCATCGCCCCTGATGCCGCACCGCTCATGGCACCTCCCAAGGCTGATTGCAGTCCTGATGGTCGGTTAGCATTAGCCGCAGATGCTGCCGCCTGCTGTTGATACAATTGGCTGACGTTGTTAGCGTAGTTCTGTCCGGCATTTGCCTGACCTGTAAGAGCACCAAGGCCGATATTTGCCAGATTGTTGTAGTTGTTCATCTGACCTGACAGCCAGTTTTGACCGAGTGTAGGTGCGATTGCTGCTAACTGGTTTCCTGTTGCTGTAGAGCCTAATCCACCCGTTGCCTCTGCTGCCGCCAGACTCTGGTAACGAGCCTGCCCTGCAAGGTCTTTGTACTGCTGGGAGTTGTAATACTGGTTAAGTGCCTGCCCTTGCCCCTGAAGTGAGGAAAGATTCTGCAACTGTGATACATACTGCTGAGCGAGTGGCGTGAACGGTGCAAGGTTCTGCATGTTCGTTTGCCACATTTCACGCTGCAGTTCGATACCCTTTTCAGTTGCGCGTGCCTGGGCTTTTGAGCCGCCATCACTGCCACCTTTGCAGTACACAGCTTTGCTGAGGTGCTTATTGGCAATCTGGAAAATTAACATTCTTTAGCTCCTCGTATTTTGAGCGCGGTAACTGATAAATCGTGATGCCTACAGGCTTTCCATTGCTGCTATAAGCATCATCAAGGTGACCAACACGGGTAGCGCCAAGCAAACGGATAATTGATCGTCCGTATTTCGTGGTGTCAGGAACCATAGTGATGCTGTTAAGGAATGGTGAGTTTTCGAGAAGCCATTTGCAGAATAATCGATGCCCTTGCAGTGCATATTCGCCACGGAATCCGGGGTCGTACACCGCATGGCATTCAACAACGCTATGCCAGAAGTTACGCACTTCATGCACTCCGACCAGCATCAGTCCTTCGTAGATGCCGAGGTATACCGCATCAGGCTTGATGTAGTATTTATCTCCACTGTCTACGATATTTCCCGTGTTTGCCGGGTTGTTGAGGAATTCTGCAAGCTTCACCGGATTATCGATGAGCTTTATTTCCATCACTGCTCCGCAATGATTTTGATGGTTGTGGCAGTAAACGCCGCACCATTAGACTGAATGGTTAACGTGCTGCCATTTGTGGCAAGAAAGCCGTCTTTATCCACGCTGAAGAACGTAGCTAACAGGATGTTGTCGGTTGTTGTCGCCGCATTACGACTGCTGACCAGTGTGTCAGGAACAGAGCCGGAAAAGGTTAGCTGCATTGACCTGTTGGTGGTTCCGCTGGGCCACGTACCGACGATCGACAGCTTGAAGAACAAGGTTTTGTTCTCGTTGAGCACAACCATCTTGTTGTTAACGGTGTCGAAGAATGGTGCCAACGTGCCGGATGACGGCGTGAGCGTTTTCAGCAGGCTAACAAGGTTGGTCGGCGCTGTCGGGATGGTTACAGATACGCCAGAGTAAACAACCTCTGACTTCTTGCGAGTAGTGGCATACTCCAGAGCATCAATGCGCGTTTCATGGTCTGAAACCTGCGATTCCAGCGACTGAACTCTGGTATCAAGCGACGCAATATCGCTTTCATTCTGAGCGATTCGCGTTTCATGATCCTGAAGAGTTGATTCTGCCTGGCTGATTCGCTCCTCATGATTAACAAGCGTTGCTTCCGCAGCAGAAATTCTCTGCTCATGGTCAGCGAGAATCACATCCTGCTCATCGTTCCTGACTTGTGCATCATAAGCGCCCTGTCCGGCCTCGTTGGCCTTGTTAGCCACGTTACCAACATCAGTACCCTGTGCGATAACGTAAAGCAGATACGACTGCGAGAAGATATTGCGTGGAAGGACTGATGTGTCGAGCCGTGTAGCCTGGATGATTACCGGCACATTGAGATTCGAATCCGCCATTACTCAATCCTTATCTGGCAGCCAGACAGAGTGACAGGTGACTTCGTGATAACGCGCAATTTGAAGCCGACATTTTTCCTGATGCGCCCTACTTTCTTCCACAAAACGCGTTTGTCGTAAACGAACGGTTCATTCTGCTCAATCATCTGCTCACGACCGTAATTTATGCCATCAGTGGTTGCCGAGAGGAACAGGCTGTCGGCGTACTGCGCAACACCAGTGGATGATTCCACCTCCAGATCGAAGCATCTGGCGTTATCCGCTTTGAAGAGTGGAGTAAACAGCAGGTGTTCCTGTTGCTTGTCGTACTGGCTGCTGATATCGAACTGCAATTTGCCGGTAACCGATTCCAGCTTATCGCCGCACGTTATCTGATTGCCTTCGTAAATGAAGTCGATAGCGCGGTACACATCGTCATACAAGCCAGTTTTCAGTACACACCATTGCGGACCATTGGCGCTTGAAGATGCGTCGTACACGAGAACATGGCGAGGAAGGTGGATAATCAGCAACTCATGCGCATCAAAGCGCAACGATTCCATCACGCCATCAGCCAGTTCATCAGCAGTGTAGGAGCGAAGAATTTTCTCAATGCTCGCGCTGGCGATTGGTGATACCTGACCGGAGACGATGATGTATACAGACGGCGCACCTGTTGCCGGATTGCTGATGAACGCATAAGAATCAGCGAATGGCGTTTTGCAGTAAGTTCCGGCAATGCCTTTCTGCACCATAAGAGATGGCTGTGCGACATACAAAGCAGCACCAACGGTGGTTGCACCCGTCAGGGAGAAATATTCAATCGTCGATGAACCAAAGCAGACGATGAAGTCTCGCCATGTGCCGATACCGATGATGCCGTCCGGCTGCGATTCTGCGCGATATTGTGCGCTGTAGCGGTCAGGATGCGATTCGTCTTCAAGGTCAGTGATAAACCATGAATCAGTTCCGTCTTTTGACCACGCATAACGCCCACGTAAGCGCGTAATGTCGCGAACTGAACCTAACTCGTACTGTGTGAATCCGCTGTCTGTAGGCCAGTTTGAGACGGTTTTAACCGTGCCATCATAGCGATACTCGACCAGTTGACCATTAACGCCTACTGCCTGTGATGTCCTACCGTGTGCCATTGATACGCGACCACTTCCGGCAACATCGCCGACTTCACTTTCTCCTTTGTAGAGCTTGCCACCACACACGCGATAAACAGCACTTTGCGCCATGTTGTACTCGACGCCGCGAGATACACCGTTCACATCAGAACGTTTGGCAATGCCCGGGAATGAGCGAAGATATCCGCTGCTGTTGAGGATTTCTTTGGGTGTAGCCAGCATATTCACTGGCAGATAGTCGATATAGTCGGCGTTTCGAAAGTCTTTGCCGACACCTTTCATAAGCGGAAGTTGCTGAATCGGCATTTATTCACCTCACGTACTCGGATCATCTTTCTCGATGTAAAACCGATTCCACGTAAACGCGCTTTTGTTACCACTACCGCGAGGCATGTCATTTCGCCGCTCAAGTGGTGGTATTTTGGTTAAAGCGATGCAGATTGTCTGATATGCGCTGTCAGCAGCGGTAAGGAGAGCATCCGACGGCTGAATGACGTTATCCATGCACACTTGCACAGCGAGTTTCAAAGCGACGCCATCATTTGCCCATGCAGGGATACCTGAATCATCGTCAGGTAACGGCATGATGCCGTTTTCTGTATCAGCAAACTGATATCCAAGCTCGATACCTTTCGCCTGCCATGCTGCCATCATGTCTTCGAGGTCATTAATGGCATCTTCAATTGCCTGAGGGTCAGCATCTGTCAACGTGGCATTGGAATACAGCCCGGCTTTTCGTAAAGCCTTTAGAACGAGATCACCCTTCGTTTTCGCCATCTTCTTCCGCCTTAGCCACTTTTTGCTTCGTTGCGGTTTCTTCAGGAGTTTTTACCCAACCTTTTTTCAGGTGAGATTTAACTTCTTCGTCATCAACAATGATGTAATCGACAGCAAACTGACCACAGGTGATCATGTTGCCAGGCTTATAGAGCATTGTTCGTGCCATTGTCTTCTCCCAATAAAAATGGGGCCGAAGCCCCACCAAAATTACTGCCCGGCAATAACGATGCCCGTATATTCAGGAACAAGTACAGAGCAACCATACAGAGTGGTGAAACGAGCAGTGGTAACGCCTTTGATGTGGTCGAAGGCGTAAGACATGATCAGCGTAGCGCCCTGCTCGGTGGTTGCTGTCATTACCTGTGGACCTTGACCAGTCGGGAACGCCAGTTTGCCGTACATCAGCTCAACAGAACCATCAGCCCAGAATAGGTTAGCCGGTGCGGCATTTTTGTTGAGAATGGTAATTGCTGCACCATTTGCCGCGTTAGCATCAACGTTTGCATATGGTCGGCTGGCGACATCCGCGTTGTCAGGCGGCAGAATTTTCGGGGAGATAGTTACTGTCGTTCCGCTTACTGCCAGAACGCGGAATACCTGCGGCTGCCCGGTGGTATCTTTGGTGATCTGGTGTACGGAATTCACGCCAGCAATGGTGAACGCATCGCCAACCTGCAAACCAGATGCAGATACCGTAATGGTCCCCTGTCGGTTATCCACTGGCATATCGTTGGCATCTTTCGCTTCAACCTTGTGCGCAGGTTCAGCCGCCAGCGTCAGGGAAGTTGCTGTACCCTTCGGAACACGACCAGAAATATCGGTCTTGTAGCTATCGAAGGACGCAACCGGAGGGATCTGCGCTTTTTCGTATGCTGTCAGGGTTGCGCCCTGAGCGTAGGCACGGTGACCAAGCTCGCCAGCAAGGTCTTTGTAGTTGAAGGGGTTCCAGAAAGAGCGACGGTTGATACCCTGAGGTACACCAATCGCCGTCATGGTGGCATCAATACCTGCCGCACAGTTCCACAAATCACGGCCCTGTGAACCAGTGGTTGAGTCAGCCATTGTGATCACGTTAGTAGCACGCTGCGTGACCATGGAAATCAGGTCAGAGTCAATCTGTGCAGCAAGGCGCATACCTGCGGCGCGACCAGCTTCAGTTTTATGTTCCGGGTCACGCATTTCACGCGCATCCAGAGTGTACAGAATGTTTTTCGGCTCCTTGAACACAGAAGGAACAAGGCGCTGAACCAGTGCTGTTGGTGTTTTGCTGCTGAGGTCGAGGCCTTCCTCAATGTTCATGTGGTAATGCTGCGGACGATACAGAACATCACCTGCTCGCTGCATTGCTGTATCACCGGGACGGAATTTTTTAGCGTTACGGGAAACTACGCAGGCGGCCTCAAAGCCTTCAACGTAGTTTTCGAACATGATTTCAAGGTCTTTTGCTAATTGGTTAACCATGCTTAATGCTCCGATAGGTTATTTTTTTGCCTTTTTAGCGGCGAAATACGGCGTCCAGTCACCAGTTTCCAGCGCCTTGGCTTTCAGTTTGTCGAGGTTGTTGATTACTGCGCCGTTGCTCCCCTTAACTGTCGGGGTTGTGGCTGCCGTGGTTTTTGCTTTTGGCATGATTCTGGCCTTCGATTCGATACGTTCCAGCAGACGACCAATTGCTACGGGGTTGGTAGCTTCTGCCAGTTGCTTGCGCAGTTCAGCGTTGCGACCGAGTGCCAGAACAACGATTTCCGGCTTCTCTGACTCAAACAGGATCGCGTTTTGTGTCTCGATGGGGATTTCCTCGAGTACGGCCTGCTCAGCTTCCTGATAGCCAGGAACTTTGAGAGCCTTAACACGTTGCTGATATTTGGATAATCGCTCTTGATAGGCAGCCTGAAGCTCCTGCTCCTTCTGCTTGCGAGTCATCTCCTGTTGCTGGTACTTGCCGTTATCCTCTGCCCACTTAGCCATGCGTTGCTGATAGATTTCTTCATCGAAACCGATGTCCTCATCATCCAGTTTTGGCATTCGCGGTGGTTGAGTAATTACCGGCTGCTGCTCGACGGGTTTCTGAGACTGACGCATCAGCTCTTTCAGTTCGCGGTCTTTCTCTTTAATCGTCTTGCGCAGGTGTTTTACCAGTCCATGCTCTGCGCCATCTTCGCTGGTTGGCGAATCCAGCTTTTCGTCACCAAAGTAGAATTCCTGTTCTGATTCGTCGTCATCAGTTTCAGTAGCTTCCTCTGCATCATTGCCGGAGGACTCACTGCCATCTTCTGTTTCGACTTCTTCAGCCAGTTTGACATCATCAGGAATCTGCTCTGATGTATCGATTTCAACTTCTGGTGTGTTTTCTGCCATCTGGTCCATTTGTTACCCCTGTTTACTCGATGTTCAGCCCATCGGAAGGCAATAGGGTGCCAGGCCTCATAAAGACAGCCATTGCACGTTATGGGTTAATTACTGCTGTGGTTGTTGCTGAGTTGATTTTTGCAGGATGCTGCTGATGTCCATGCGCTGCGCATGGCCCTGGGCCTGACTTTTCAGGACAAGCTCTGCATCAGCACGGGCATTGTCTCCTTGCTGTTGCTGGAACTGTCCGAGCAGTTTCAGAGCCTCGCGGATATCAGATTTCTGCTGGCTATCGGCAGATGCGAGGATTTTCACAACATTTGCCGCTGCAACCTGAGCATCAGTCTGTGCCTGGAATGCTTTAACCTGAATGGCTGCCTGTTCGTTCTGCGCTTTCTGCAATTCAGCCTGACCAGCAAGAAGCTGACCTTGCGCTGCAACCATAGCCGGATCTGGCTGACTGGCCTGTTGTTGTTTCGCCTGCTCAACCATTTGCTGTTCTTCAGGCGTTCTCGGCTTGATAACGCCAGACAGAAGCAACTGATTGCGGTTGTATTCTTTCAGGTCGTCCATCCCTTCGCCGTCCATATTGTCGAGAATCATCGACGATACAAGGTCGTGCTTCGGCGTTCCTGGTGGGATAAGTGCCAGCATGGAAAGTAACGACTTAACCGTTGCATCACGGCGAGTAGCGAACGACTGACCGACATCGACAGTCACTTCATAGTTACCCTGCGAAAGGTCGTTAAGCGCGATAACCTGCCCTGTCTGACGGTCAACCACTTCACCAGTCATCAGCGCCACGTCATCGCTGCCGTCCTCATTCACGATACGCATCGGCGTATCACTGCCATAGACCTCACGCGCCATAGAAAGCCACACAACGCCAGCGCGACGCATGGATTTAGCCATGTTGTCCATGTAGATATAGGACTGCGTGTCCATCCGGTTAAAGATGCTATCAACGGTATCGGTGGCTACGTTGCTCGGCATGTTCTCAAGCTGCGAAGCCCCGGTAATTTGCTGAATAGCCGTTCCGGTGTACTGCAATAACCCGGCAAGAGCAGGAGGCATTTGTGTCGGAGGTGTATAACTGCTGACCTGAGCCTGCGCAGTAATATCTCCGTTTTTGTTTTTCAGACTTACCATCGGCAGGAACGCCGGGCGCTTTTTGTTGCGCTCCGCCCAATGATTGGCGAGAGGACCAGGAATCATGTCAACATCAACTACAGGAATGCCATCACCGCCAGCCTGAGTAGCGTTATCTGCAATCATGGAAACCATCAGGTTCTCAAGACGCTGTGCATCCATCGCTTTTGCTGCGTGGCCTTCTATTCGCTCCTGATTATCAACAAATGAGCGACGCCCATATACCGGGATGAGAGGAATATGTTCGCCCGGAATACGCTTCGGTTCTTCCAGCCATTCAGCGCCAGACAGAAGACCGCAATAAACGCGGCGCTTCTTCACCGTTCGCTCGCCAATCAGTTCGAATGCACCATCGGTCAGCTCGTCGACAATATCTTTGATTTGCTCTTCATCATAGATTGCCGTTTCTCCGCTGACAGGATTGCGCCACGCCGTGAGCTTCACCTTCTCTATGCGAACTTCGTAGTAGCGTCCAACATAGATGGCATCAGGCGTTGACCAGTCATACTGAGCACCAGTGTCATCACGAGAAAGACTTGCCGCGATGGAGTCAGGGTATTCAGCCTCAAACGCTTTAGGCGTCATGGAGAACATTTCCATAGCCCACATAGCATCAGAGCGGTCATATTGCTTGCTGTCCTGATCGAAGAAGACGCATGTCGCTGGGTCGTAAACAGGAAGAAGGCTTATACGGCGTTGCTCGTTACTCGGATCCATTTCATCTTCGTAATCGGCACACATGCGGAAACAACCGAATCCGCCCGTTACAGCATCATCAAATGCGTTATCACACGCTTCGCCACCGGATGTTTCCTGATAGTCAGCGCGGAATTTGCCGTTCATCTTTTCGGCTAACGCTTCCGATGCCTTATCGTCCTTCGGCCTGAATTTAACGCTGATGCGATTCTGTCGATACTCGCCAATGATGCGATCACATTCACGGGCAATCTTATTCAGTTCAAAACGCGGGTAATGCTCAAACCTGCCTTCATCAAATGAGTAACCAGCGTTTGTGCTGCCTTCCCACTGTGCGCCGGACACCCGGACGAAACGTTGAGCCTCAATAATCTGCTCTCGCATATCCTGCGTTGCTGACCAGGCATTATCAAAGTTGCACAGCACCTTGCGATGCCAGTCAGTCATCTTTCTATCATCAGCCATCATCCAACTCCGCAAGGTATGTTGTAGCTTGAGTAATCAATCTCTTTAGGATCTTTGATGTCTCGCATCTGTATTGCAAAACGCCTCATCATGTAGCCATAGCGAACAGCAGAAAGGATGTCGTCGTTTAGCTTGACGATCTTCCCGTTCTCATCGCGGTGATACAGGCGAAACTCTTCAAAGAATGGCTCGCAGGTGTTAAATGCCTTGAAACGACCGTCGAGCATCATGTCGCGTATCTCTGCTATCCCGGGTTCGACCGCATTACCTCCATCAGGCCATGTTGCATGATCTGGCAACATGTCGAACCCAGCGTCGGCGTATTGTTCCTTGAGCTGAGCGCCGCCTCCCTTTTCGTGCTGGTTTCCGTCATGAGGCCATGCGGTTGGCACTTTATGCGCCCATGGTTTAACAGCTCCCCACGCCTGAACGGCTGTCTTTTCTTTCGCCTTCCAAACGCGTGAAAGGTAGATTATGTCTGCGTCCTTATCCCACCAAAGCTGAACCTGCGCCTGCGGGTGATCCCATCCGAAATCCATACCGCCAATTACGTAGAAGTGATCAGGACACTCGAACGGCTGACACTTAATCGTCTCTTCCGGTATCTGGAAGATTCGACCACTACCCATCGTAGGAATACCGCGAGCTCGAGCCTCTCTCTCATGCTCTGGATAGGATGCGATGATTTGCTCTTTCTGCTCGTCGGTATAGTGCTCAGCGTCATAGATGGTCATGTTGACCACTTTCTGCGACTTGCTGGGATTCTTCAGGAACTTGGTAACAACGTCAGACATCCCCATCAGCGGGGTAAACGTCAGGATTGAGAATTGCCCGTATTTGTTGGTACGGGTAAGCCCTTCGCCATAAATGCTGTATGGTGGTTCTTCGTCAAACCACACTCCGTGGATTGTGTCACCCTGCCAGCGAGCACGACCTTGCGAGTATGGCTTGAAGTAGCAGATTGAAATGCCATCTTCAACGCCATCAGCCGTGTGATGCTTAACCAGAAGGTGATCAACAAGGTTCGGAAAGAAAGGAGACTTCTTCCAGCTAATGATGTCCTCTTTCGGTATGGAGCCGTAGCCAGGCTCATCATTCTCTTCGATACGACCGCACAGGATGCGTTGAGTCGTTTTGGTTACAGTCTCGTTTGTCTCTCCACCAATCCAGAAGACAACAGGCTCATAGAAACGCTTACCTTTCCACTCCCCGCCATATTTACCATCAGCCGGATAGCCTTTTGTTCCCGGATAACGCCCGGTAAGGTGAAACGCGACTTCAGCAGCACCAGTAAATGACTTACCAAGCTGGTTACCAGCCATAAAACATCGCTCTGGATAGTCATGTCCGGCGTCGATGAACTCACGCTGTTTGCTGTATGGCGTAAATTCATATAGCAGGTGTGTGTTCCGGTAGTTCTCTTCTTCTTCGAGTAGTTCGAGCAATTCGATTTGCTCTTCGTCGCTCAGGTTATCAAGAATCGCGTCCAGTTCCACGGTTGAATAGCTCCTTGATACGAGAGCGCCGCTTATCGCGATCTCCCTTATCAGGTGTCACGTCTTCAACTTGCGACTGCTCTTTGAGGCCCAAATCACGGGCGATGATGTTAGCGTTGAGAAGGTCAGCGGCTGCGCCAGAGAATTTCTGGTCGTAGATGATGTCTTCCGCTCGTGATGTGACGTCAGAAAAACCTTCCATTGACCGGAAGGTTCCCCATGTTTGCCTGGTGATATCAAGGAAGGTACACAATCCTGAAATAGTCATGGCTCGCATCTTAGGGACATTAGCCTTAATTATTTCTCCCTGATATGAAAATACCTTACCCTCCCATAGCGGGTTATCATCAGCCCACTCGAAGTATTCACAACAAGCAGCCCACAGCGCCTCAGGCGATTCGAATTTAGGGTTTCGCCCATGACTACTGCGGGCCTCCCAAAATCGGTTGCCCTTTGGTGCTGCCATATTGATTATTTCCCTTCTGCTTGCTTATCCCATTCATCGCGGAATTTGGATGGGTTGTCGAAACCTTGAGTTGCCATGTTTACGCTCCGGTAGTGAACAGGTCTAACGCTTCCTTCGATTTACGCACCGCTTCGATAGTGCGAGATGTGAAGTCTGGATTTGCACCGCCATCGTTGTAGTGCAACTTGAACAATTCCAGTTTCAGTTGGTCAGCACCAATGAATGCAAAAGCTTCCTCTGCCGCTGAATTGTTCTTAGATAGCAGTCGGTAAATTTCTAACTTGAATTTCTGTTCTTCAGTCATGGGAATAATCTCTGCCATTGTTGGCTCCGTTTATCCGTTAAAAGGGATATCAGTTAAGTTATCCCGTGTAGGGTATAAGCCATTATCAAAGCCACTCTGTAGGGAATGGCTTTTGTGATGGCAATAAAAAAGGCCGCCTGAGCGACCTTTCATTTTTCATCCGTTTTAATCATCTGGGTAATTAAGCGGCATCCAGTGTGTAACCTTGCTTGCTCCTGAATCGATGAATGCCTTGGTTCTCTGCCAGTAAGAGCCCATACATGATAGTTTGAACACGTCACCAGTATCAGTAAGAGCTATAACCTCTTTAGACCACATCCCTTCTTTGCTTTCTGGTAGCCGGTGTTCAACATTGATCCATTGGTTTCCGTTATCATCCATCACAACCTCGTCTAGTTGTTCGCCATAGATTCAGTGGCAGGCGGTGACGAGTCCGCTTTTCGGGAGCTACCCTAGCCACTGCTTGATTCTATCCGATGTCTTTCCATCAGTCCGACACCACAAAGAATCTTTTTTGCCATAAGGCAGGAGGTTCATCTTTCAGTGGCTGCCAGTGTTATTTCCCCACTTACTGGCTTGGGTTGTTTCGCTGTACTGCCGTAACTGGTTGCCCAGAATAAATTCCGGTTTCATTATCAAGCCCACCCGTAGATAGGCTTTGTAATGAACTGGCTCTTATCTCAACGCAGCCCCTTACCGCGCGCCAGATGCTCAATATCAAGCATCAGCAATGAGATGTTTAATCTGGATTCACTCCAGAAGTGATCATCACCCTGTCTACAGAGCTAGATGTGAAGGATGATGAGTAAAATTATCGCTATCATCGAAGGCATTGCGTCCTGATGTATTCCTGCAGGTAGTTAACCTGCGCGGTTATCCTGTCGATTCCACTTCTGAGACGGTAATAATTGAGTTCAGCATCTGCTGTAAGTCTTGGGCTTTCTCCATCGCCCATGCTGCTGGCTCCGGTCGTTGACTTTGCACAGGTGGCGGCGACTTGCAGGCGCTTACGCCCAGCAGAAACATCAGCACGGAGGCTTTCGATAGTCGCGTTAGCATCAGCAAGCTCCTTTGTGTATCTGGCGTCAAGTTCTGCTACATCACGTTGACGCTTCTGCATGTCAGCGATTGTGGATGTGGCCTTATCGCGCTGCTCTTTGTAGGTCATGGCGTTATCACGGTAATGATTAACAGCCCATGACAGGCTGACGATGATGCAGATAACCAGAGCGGAGATAATCGCGGTGACTCTGCTCATACCTCAATCTCTCTGACCGTTCCGCCAGCTTCTTTGAATTTTGCAATCAGGCTGTCAACCTTATGCTCGAACTGACCATAACCAGCGCCAGGCAGTGAAGCCCAGATATTGCTGCAACGGTCGATAGCCTGACGAATATCACCGCGATCAATCATCGGTAAAGCGCCACGCTCTTTAATCTGTTGCAATGCCACAGCGTCCTGGCTTTTCGGAGAGAAATCTTTCAGGCCAAGCTGCTTACGATAGGCATCCCACCAACGGGAAAGAAGCTGGTAACGGCCTGCAGCTGTTGATTTGAGTTTGGGGTTTAGCGTGACAAGTTTGCGAGGGTGATCTGAGTAATCAGTGAATAGCTCTCCGCCTACAATGACGTCATAACCATGATTTCTGGTTTTCTGACGTCCGTTATCAGTCCCCTCTGACCACGCCAGCATATCGAGGAACGCCTTACGTTGATTATTGATCTCCACCATCTTCTACTCCGGCTTTTTTAGCAGCGAAGCGTTTGATAAGCGAACCAATCGAGTCAGTACCGATGTAGCCGATGAACACGCTCGTTATATAAGCGAGATTGCTACTTAGTCCGGCGAAGTCGAGAAGGTCACGAATGAACCAGGCGATAATGGCGCACATCGTTGCGTCGATTACTGTTTTTGTAAACGCACCGCCATTATATCTGCCGCGAAGGTACGCCATTGCAAACGCAAGGATTGCCCCGATGCCTTGTTCCTTTGCCGCGAGAATGGCGGCTAACAGGTCATGTTTTTCTGGCATCTTCATGTCTTACCCCCAATAAGGGGATTTGCTCTATTTAATTAGGAATAAGGTCGATTACTGATAGAACAAATCCAGGCTACTGTGTTTAGTAATCAGATTTGTTCGTGACCGATATGCACGGGCAAAACGGCAGGAGGTTGTTAGCGCAACCTCTTGCCACCCACTTTCACGAAGGTCATGTGTAGAAGGCCGCAGCATAACTATCACTGATGAATTCAGGATAGTCAGTGGCTACGGCTCAGTTTGGGTTGTGCTGTTGCTGGGCGGCGATGACGCCTGTACGCATTTGGTGATCCGGTTCTGCTTCCGGTATTCGCTTAATTCAGCACAACGGAAAGAGCACTGTATGTTGCCGGGCCAGATGTCGGCTGCACAGGGAGTCATTGCCGACCCACGCCCTAAACACACTCGTAAATGCGCTTAGGGTTGTCTCCCCTGGTATCCAGTTATTCCCCGGCTGGGGATACTCCGCGCGACGCTAATGCGTTTCGTCCCTCATGGACTCGTCAGGCGCGCAATGCTCTTACCTGTTGTGCAAACAAAAAAAGCCACCGTTGCAACTTAAGAGTCACTAACGGCAGCTTACCTTCTAATTATGGCTAAATGGCTAATTGCATGTCAAGGCTTTTAACAGCAACATGCTTAACTTTCTCAACACGTTTACGCATTTTGAAAGCATTTTGCATTGGTTGGTACAAAACAAATAACGACGCTTTCAGGATGTCGTCAATTTCATTTCTACAGGTTGCCAGTGAAGGTTTTCTCCATCCCTCACCACCACGCCCACACATCTTGCGTGGCTTTGCAGTCGCGTGATAGTAGGATGCAATTGCTCGCTTAGATGAACCATGAGCGTAGTAGCTGAGGAGGATGCCAAAGGCTTTCTTGTCAATGTACATGACGGAATCGACGACCTGAGAAATCAACATTCCATCATCATCATTACACATTGGCCTTGTCATAACTCTTCCCGGCTCTACGCTCTCCATGAACTTCGCTATTACGCTGCTCATGCGCTTTTCCAGGCGACCTGAGTAAACCCATGCACCCCACAGTTCAAGCCAGCCATTCAGCCAATCGTGCTGTTCTTTGGTGAGGTTTAGTTCTCTTATGCTCATCGTCTTCCCCTTTTGCCCTGTTTGACCATCAGGACGCCGTTAACTATTACGTGACGCTCGCCTTTGCTGTCTCGGTTGTACTTGAGCACTGTTCCTCTTGCGCAGGAAAGCATCCTTGCCACTTCGGTCTGATTGCCTCGTGTGTGGATAAGAAGCTCTGGTATCGTTTGAATTGTGGCGTTCATACGTTCTCCAGTTCGGTGATTTTTATTCCAAGCCTTCCGCCTGGTACTTTCACACCACGAATTACGCGAATGTCATCGAATTGCTCGTCGTCTTCCGCAAATCCGGCGTGGATAAGGGAGTCGAGTAAACCTTTCAGGATGTTGTCGAGGTCGCGGCGGCGGGAGTCTGGAACGTCTGCGATGACTTTGATGCGGAGTCGTGATTTGGTGAAAATGTCTAACTTAAGTTGGCGGATGATTTGCTGAACGTCTTTTCGGTATTTCTGGCCTTTATCGCTGATGTAGTATTGGCTTCCCCTTCTTCGCCAGTAGGTGTTCAGCGACGGCGGGTATGGAAGCACAAACTGATATTCGTTCATGACTTAATCTTCCCCTCCTTCAGCAGTATCGCCTGCGTCCTGATCACGCCTTCGAGGTGGTAAAGTCTGGCGTCTTTGTTGTCGAGGTTATGGGTGCGTCGGTCGATTTCATCGTGACACGCGCTACAAGCCCATGCGCCGATCAGGTCGTCAGGCTTCATTCCAGTTCCGCAAATTCCAGCCATCCGGTAATGTGCCAGAACTGTAGTTTCAGGATTGCCATTGCATACGCCGTAAATACGTACCTGGCATTCTCTGCCGCGCGCTTCTTTGCGTAGGTTAGCCATTAAGCAGCCTCCCCTGTTACTTTCAGCATTCCGTTATCGAGCAGCTTTCTGGTCAGCCACTGTTGACCACGCCCGGTGATTTTTGTGGTGAACGATATCTGTATTCCGTGATTTGTATTGACCGCTGTTTCTTTCACTGTGAAATAGCCGCGATCCATATATTCCTGCATTGGCACATTGCGCCGGGAACCTGAAGCAATAAGGATTTTGTGATCGCGCATCCACGCAAACAGTTTGTTTGGACCAATACCGACAACCTTTGCAAAGTTTCCAATCAAAATTCCGCTGGCCTCGCCAACGCGATCGGCAAACTCAACTTTAGGTGCGGCAATTGCGAGCTGGTTTTCCAGTTGCATTTTCTGCTCAGCAAGATCAGCAGCAAGGCGCAACGCTTCTGGTAGCGTTTTTGGGATATTAACCGCAGTTTCTTCAAGCTCTCGCCAACGGTCAACAAGACGAGCGGTGAATTCCGGCGACAACTGAGCGACGACAATAATGCTGTCTCGCTTACCTTGTTCGCCCTCAAAAACGTAAGCCTCTACGCCACGAAGTAATCCTAAGTTATTGATTTTTTCGAAAACCACCATTGGGGGATTTCGGATCACGCCTCGAGCCGCCAGTCGTTCAATAGATTGTTTCACCTTGTCATGACGACTTCCCACCAACTCAGCGATTTCAATGCTTGTCATTTTGATGGCATTGCCATTTATTAACTCACTCATCGTCTTCTTCCTCGTACATTGAGCTATTCGGATCGCTCATCAGTTCTGCGCAGCAATCGGAGCACACGTGAACTTCCAGCACATGCAGCTTCTGACCGCAGTTAGCGCACGTTAAAGCTCGCTCGACGCTTTCTTTCTGGTATTGAAGGGATTGGGATGGGCTAAGCATTATTGGATTCTCTGCATCATGAGAAAGACAATCATGGCGGCGCGAAGGGGATTTTCATGTATAGCTCGCTTAGATTTACAGTAGGCCACACCGCGTGCACCCCACTCGTCTTCATCGAGATTGATAATGCTAATCCTGTATTTTTCAATAATCGGCCATGAGTCTGCTGGGTTTGCGCATGGGTTAAAGGATCCGCGCTCAACTTCTACTTCAACTGCGTCTCCGTTTACAATGTCTCCCTCAAATGAGACAAACACCATATCGCCATTCTCACCTTCTTTGTAATCCGGTGATCCGTTATGAATGGCTTCGAATACCGCCACGTTAATTTCAAAATCACTTAACTGTGAATAATCCATTGTCATTTCCTCGCACGATGTCTTAGCCACCGGATATCCCACAGGTGAGCCGTGTAGTTGAATGTTTTTACGTCAGATTCTTTTGGGATTGGCTTGCGTTTATTTCTGGAGCGTTTCGTTGGAAGGTATTTGCAGTTTTCACAGATTATGTCGGTGATACTTCGTCGCTGTCGTCTCATGCCGCCCTCCTGACGCCCTGCCCGATCGCCATCAATGCCGCTTTTGATACGGTAGTAAACATCCGTCGAGGACTGATGAACGGTCGCCAAATCAGCAGCATGGAGCCTTTGCTGTTTCCCTTCTTCTCCAGCCCTGTCGATGGTTCGATAAAATTAATCCGTCCATCAGTGATAATGCGAACTTCGTCGACACTCTCCAGAGCCTTGCTGAACCATCCGACTGACATATCCTCTGGCACAAGCATAACTACCGTCTGTCGCTGTTGTATGCACTGCTCAGCGGCTTTTTCCACCCACGGCCTGATATTGCTGTACGGTGGGTTATTCCAGATTGCCCCGTGGCTTATCCACTCAGAATTTAGCGCGTCGTCGGCCTCAGTTAGCCAGTGAGCACACAGAGCATTTTTGTCGCTCGCTGCCGAATCCAGCCAGAATCCAAACTCAATATCCAGTGCATCAAAAAGCCAAAGCGGCGTTTGCCAGCAGTCCTTGTCGTGTGCTGGCGTATTTGATTTGATAGTCATGCTGCCCGATCTCCCCATCGCGCTTTCCATTCGAGAGCCAGTCGAGCTTCGTCTGACCACTTAACGCCACGCTCTGTACCGAATGCCTGTATAAGCTCTAATAGCTCCGCAAATTCGCTTACACGCATCCTGCTTGTTGACTGGCCTATTACCACAAAGCCATTCCCTGCAAGGTTAGGAACAACATCCTGCTGCTTTAATGCTGCGGTAAACACACACTTCCAGCTTTCTGCATCCAGCCAGCGACCATGCCATTCAACCTGACGAGAGACGTCACCAAGGCAAGCCCAAAGCTTTCTATTCTGGTCTAAGCTGCGGTTGCGTTCCTGAATGGTTACTACGATTGGTTTGGTTGGGTCTGGAAGGATTTGCTGTACTGCGTGAATAGCGTTTTGCTGATGTGCTGGAGATCGAATTTCAAAGGTTAGTTTTTTCATGACTTCCCTCTCCCCCAAATAAAAAGGCCTGCGATTACCAGCAGGCCTGTTATTAGCTCAGTGATGTAGATGGTCATTTAATACTCCGTCACGTTTTCCTGTCGCCACGCCTCGTCATATTCCGATTTCGGCATATTGGCGATGTAGCTATATGGCGATCCTGATTCAAGTTGCAGGAACTGGTGCGATTGCTCGTCAAGGAACAACGGGACACCACCTTCCCAACCTTCGCCGTTACGTTGTTTTTCAAGCATCAAAACAGATGCCGGAGACGCCAGTAGCTGTTCGTCCTTCTCTGACATCTTTTCACCACTCTGAACTCTCTGTAACGCTCTCTCGCGAGCCTTGTTACGCCAGATGATGAAAAGGTTGTCTGTCAGGTCTGTTATCGCTCCAGAGCCTTTTACGTCCATTTTCCCGGTTGGTTTTTCTTCGCTGTCTCCTTTTCGCGAGTGAGTAACGAGAATGACGTGGGAGTTTGTTTTGTTTTTGAAGTCGCAAATCGAGTCAACAAACGCCTTCTGCCCGTTATAGTCATCGTCGCCTATGCCACATTTCATCAGGCTGTCGATGATGAATAACTGGATCCCGTATCGGCGGCGAGCGTAGTCGAATATTTCGATCAGCCTGTCGGCTTTCGCCGTTCCGGTCAGGCCAAACACCCAAAGTCTTTCGTCATAAAATTTAAATGCAGAGTCAATTTCCAGCACTGGCGGCATCTTGCAGCACGTTGCCTGACGGGTAAGTCGCTTAAGGAGAATACCAGGCTTCAGCTCAAGTGACGCGATGCACGTCTTCACACCCTGACGCATTGCCTCAAGTGCCATATGCCCGACAACCTCCGTTTTTCCGTGACCGTTCACACCATTGACCAGCGTCAACTCTGCCTCACGGAACTGGAATTTATCTGCCAGAGATTCCCACGGTGGATTAAACAGATACTGCTGCTTGCCGTAGAAAGCGTTGATAGTGTCCTGGTAAAACTCTCGCGCGCTGTAGAGTTCTTCAGGGTCGAAGTAGGATGCCGTGCCGATGTACTGCCAGATTTCATCCTCGGTAACACCGTTCATCAGGCATTCGTTGATGTCTTTGTACGGCAGAGTAACAAGACGGCAACGATGTTCACCGAGTCGGCTTGCGATTTCCCTTGCGGCTTCACGACCAACATCATCAACGTCCATCGAGATGAATATTTCCTCAAACCTGTCGAGGTTGTGATACTCAAACTCAATCCACTGTTGCTTAGCGCCTTTTCCTCCACCAAACGGCACGGATAACGCCGAGATGCCGTATTGCGTATAGCTCATACAATCAATTTCGCCTTCGCAAAGCACAACCGCCCTCACGCCAGCGTCCAGAGCCTGCCATCCGAACAGACAAGGTTCACAATCACCTTCTGCCATAATGACTTTCTTCCCGTCCGGGCGCTCAGTGCTGATTCGCTTGACCTGCAACAACTCACCATCGCGTTTGTACGGAAGCACCAGTGCATCAAGTTCTCGTTCTCCATTCCACACCTTGCCGCTGACAACCTCGTAGCGCTTTACGACTTCTGGCGATATGCCACGCGATTGCAGGTACTCAAGATGGGATTCTGTTCTGGTAACGTAGCGGGCTATTTTCTTGCGATCAGGTCTGGAGAATTTCTTCTCACGTTTGGCATCGAAATGGTGATCGTCATCCTTGATACCGAGAAATGCTTTCGCTTCCTGCATAGCCTGATGCAGGTTAATTCCACGACATGCCATCCACAAATCAAGCATGTCACCGCCGTCTCCCTCAGCGAAATCAGCCCATTTTTTCTTGCCGCTAAGATTGACCTTAAGGCTGTTTCCCTTGTCACCGTTGACGTTACCGGCAACCCACTCATGCCCCTCTTTCTTGCCGTTTGGCAACAGGTGCGGAGCCACCCTGTCAACCTGCGCCCAAAGCAGGTCGCTAAGTTCACTTGGCGTCATGACTCCCTCAGATTGAGATTTTTAAACCAGAAATCGACAAATGAAATACTTAACCAGCCGTGGTTATAACCAGCGACCAGTAGCGATTTGATTTTTGATTTCATGGTTCACCTGTCGAAAAACACGTAGCCAGTTTTCGATACGGTGATTGCGGATGATGGTTTGGATTGTGGTTGAATAGTTTCTGGCTTCTCGTCGTTCCAGCGTTGACCGTTCAGGTAGCTCGATGGTAACAACCTGTCGAATCCGAACTGCTTACCATTCCTGCATGCGATGTCTTCTGCCAGCATCGTGGCAAACTCGCTTGCCGTACCCATGGTAGTTTTACGCCATTCCCTGAACTGTGTTCTGAATGCCGAAGCTGCGTTTTTCTTCCCGGCTTTCCGCATGCCTGCACACCAGAATATTTCCTCGAATGCCTTGTCGGTTTCTTCGTGACGGTCAGGAGTTTTTTCACACTCTGTTCGGACATGTTCGAACATAATGTTTTTAGGTTCATTGACTGGTTCAAAAGAGTGATAGGTTCTGGGGGCAGCTCCTGCCCCACCTGATTCTGGTTGGATTTGTTGTGCATTATCCAGCGTCAGATAAAAAACGTTTGACTGGTTAAGCTCTCCTTTTCTTCTGAATTCCCTTTTCAAAAGCCCCATCTCTTCCAGTGCCCTAATGTGACTTTTTACTGTCGATCTGCTCACCTCACACTGGTCAGCGACATGTTGATATGAAGGCCAGCATTCGCCATTATCATTGGCGTTATCGGCAAGTTTAATCAGAACCAGTTTTCTCAGTGGGTTGCCAACCTTTATATTCATGGCCTTAGCCATAAGATTCATGCTCATTTTGACTTCTCCGAAGTTTTGTACCTGTTAAGTATTTCTCTCAGTGGCACAGCTATTGCTGGATTAACCCCCTGATAAAACTGGTCACGTAGCACATCTTTTCGGTGATTAACGCGTTTATTTTCCTGCGTTTTTCGCATATAATTACCTCGTTAGATGTTGTTAAAACTCCATCTGGATTTGTTCAGAACGCTCGGTTGCCGCCGGGCGTTTTTTATTGGTGAGAATCGAAGCAACTTGTCGTGCCAATCGAGCCATATCGTCGTCAACGACGCCCCATTCAAGAACAGCAAGCAGCATTGAGAACTTTGGAATCCAGTCCCTCTTCCACCTGCTGATCTGCGACTTATCAACTCCCACAGCTTCCGCTGTCTTCTCAGTTCCAAGCATTGCGATTTTGTTAAGCAACGCACTCTCGATTCGTAGAGCCTCGTTGCGTTTGTTTGCACGAACCATATGTAAGTATTTCCTTAACAAATAAGAAGTTATGCGCATCAACTTATGCGCGTTGTATTCCCGCATTTCGGCGGGAATGAGGACCATGACTGTTAAAGAGCGGTGTTACTTATGCAGTTGTTTTTTTGTTGCTTGGGAAGGGCTTTATTTCTTCCGCATAAACGCTTCCATCAGCGTTTATAGTTAAAAAAATCTTTCGGCCTGCATGAATGGCCTTGTTGATCGCGCTTTGATATACGCCGAGATCTTTAGCTGTCTTGGTTTGCCCAAAGCGCATTGCATAATCTTTCAGGGTTATGCGTTGTTCCATACAACCTCCTTAGTACATGCAACCATTATCACCGCTAGAGGTAAAATAGTCAACACGCACGGTGTTAGATATTTATCCCCTGCGGTGATAGATTTAACGTATGAGCACAAAAAAGAAACCGTTAACACAAGAACAGCTTGAGGATGCACGTCGCCTTAAAGCTATTTATGAAAAAAAGAAAAATGAACTTGGCTTATCTCAGGAATCTGTCGCAGACAAGATGGGGATGGGGCAATCAGGCGTTGGTGCTTTATTTAATGGCATCAATGCATTAAATGCTTATAACGCCGCATTGCTTGCAAAAATTCTCAACGTTAGCGTTGAAGAATTTAGCCCTTCAATCGCCAGAGAAATCTACGAGATGTATGAAGCGGTTAGTATGCAGCCGTCACTTAGAAGTGAGTATGAGTACCCTGTTTTTTCTCATGTTCAGGCCGGGATGTTCTCGCCTGAGCTTAGAACCTTTACCAAAGGTGATGCGGAGAGATGGGTAAGCACAACCAAAAAAGCCAGTGATTCTGCATTCTGGCTTGAGGTTGAAGGTAATTCCATGACCGCGCCAACAGGATCCAAGCCAAGCTTTCCTGACGGGATGTTAATTCTCGTTGATCCTGAGCAGGCTGTTGAGCCAGGTGATTTCTGCATAGCCAGACTTGGTGGTGATGAATTTACCTTCAAGAAGCTGATCAGGGATAGCGGTCATGTGTTTTTACAACCACTAAACCCACAGTACCCAATGATCCCATGCAATGAGAGTTGTTCCGTTGTGGGGAAAGTTATCGCCAGCCAGTGGCCTGAAGAGACGTTTGGATGATTCAACGCAGCAAAAAAGGGTAATTCAATTAATGGAACATGATGATTTACAGCAATTACCATCCCCATTCGCAAAATGGAAGGGGAAGATCGACTTAGGTGGTGAAAGTATTGATTGCTATGTGCTTGACACTGGACATCGTGTTATAGCTTTGCGAGCAACTGTAAAAGCAATTGCCAATGCGGAGTCAGGAGACCTGGCTAAATTTATTGGCGTTAGCTCACTTAATGGCTTTATAGACAAAGACTTAGTCCTGGCCGAACTCATAGAGTTTTCCATACCAGGAACCCAATTTAAGAGCCAAGGACTTAAGACTGAGCAATTTGAATTGATTTGTCGCGGCTATGTACAGGCGCTATACAAAGGCGCGCCATTGACAGATAGACAGCGAGAAATAGCAATTAAATGTGCTGTATTAACAGCAGGTTTAACCAGGACTGGGTTAGATGCTCTAATTGATGAGGCTACTGGGTATCAGTATGAGCGCGCAGAGGATGCTCTCCAAGTAAAACTCAGGGCGTTCATCGCTGAGGAACTAAGAGCATGGGAAAAAACATTTCCTGATGAGTTATGGGAAGAATTTGGTAGATTGACAGGATGGAGTACCCCATTGCAATCAAGGCCCAAATGGTGGGGGAAATTAGTTATAGAGTTAATTTATGACACTCTTGACGAAGATGTGGCTAAATATCTTAAAGAAAACAAGCCTGCGGCAGGAGTTCACTGGCATAGACAGTTAACCGAGAACCTAGGTGTAAGGCAGCTTGTATCAAGGTGCTGGGAGGTTATTGGGGTCGCAAAAACATGCGACACCATGCATGAGCTAAGAAGTCGAGTTGCTCAACACTATGGAAAGAAACCTGTTCAAATGACAATGTATTTACCGGAAAAAGAAATTAAATAATATACAACCCGGCCTCAGCGCCGGGTTTTCTTTGCCTCACGATCGTCCACCTAAAAAACATAATCAATTGTATTTATTGAAAAATAAATAGATACAACTCACTAAACATCGCAATTCTGATCTCTCGATCCCCCCAGCAACACACCCCGGCAAAAAATAAATATATATAAAAAACATACAGATAACCATCTGCGGTGATAAATTATCTCTGGCGGTGTTGACATAAATACCACTAGCGGTGATACTAAACACATCAGCAGGAAGCTGGTAGCCAAACGGAACAGATTGGCAGGCTCTTTAACATTGATGGGATTGTCCCGCCGAAATGCGGGAACCAAAGAGTAGTTGGCTTTGGGGTGACGTGAAGTGCAGCTGCACGACGGCAACCGGAAGATAAGCACCCGGCGCGTCACCGCCAAAGTCAATCATCGGAGGTCAACATGACAGTAGTCATTACATATCTGGCTGACGATAACGCCAGAAATCGCCGCAGAGCACGCAGACAGGCTCAACGTGAACAGGCAATGCAAGAGCAGCGACTGGCGCGAAAAATTGCGCTAAAGCTCTCTGGTTGCGTCAGAGCAGATAAAGCAGCATCACTCGGAAGCCTTCGCTGCAAGAAGGCAGAAGAAGTCGAGCGTAAACAGAACCGTATTTACTACCGCAAGCCACGCAGTGAAATGGGTGTGACTTGTGTTGGTCGCCAGAAAATGAAATTAGGCAGCAAACCACTGTATGAGGGGTGAGATATGAGCTACCAAATTCAATACAGAAGTTGCGGTAGATGGGTTTGCGGAAACTCTTTCAAAACAAAAGAACAGGCTGAGCAATACGCAAAACAAACAGGTCAGGATTATCAAATTGTAAAGACAAGGAGATAACATGCCAGGATTTACAAGTAAATTCATACCAAGAAGAGAATTCAAGCATAATCCAGAAAGACTAAATGTTATTTCTTCCGGTGGTGGGACTCAAAGTAACGCAATAATCTGCTTAGTACATGCTGGCGTTCTTCCAAAGCCTGACATTATCGTTATGTCAGATACAGAACGTGAGGCAAGTAATGTATTTGAATATCAGAAAAAATATATAGCTCCTATTTGTGAAGATATGGGTGTTGATTACCTGATTGTTCCTAAAAGTAGATTTGCTACCTACGACATTGATGGGCCTGATCCAGACGTTCCTCTACCTGGATATTTCACAGAATATGAGGGAAGGGATTCAAAAGGAATGTGCGCTGGAAAGCAACCAGCATTTTGTTCTATAAAGTGGAAAACTGAAGTTATTCAGAGATTTTTAAATGAAAGATATGGAGAGAAGTATCTTACAGCAAGAGGAGTGGATAGTTGGATGGGGATAAGCATTGAAGAGGCTAAACGAAGAGCGAAATACCCAACTGGCAAGTGGCAGAGGCGCTATCCACTTATTGAAATGCTAATGACTAAACAGATGGCAATTCAATGTGTCGAGGATTATGGTCTTCCTACACCACCTGCCTCGCTTTGCTGGATGTGCCCTAACAGAGATGATGATCTGTGGCTTTATATGAAAAATAACGTCCCATCTGATTTTGAAAGAGCATGTCAGCATGAAAAAGAGATACAAATGAAGTGGCCTCATTTGTGGCTTACTAAATATGGTGTTCCACTATCTGAGGCACCACTAACACCTAGTGGTGGTAAAAATGCACAAATGGATCTTATACAATTCTGCGATTCTGGACTGTGCTTCGCTTAAGCCGCATAACCCATTAGAGCAGAAATATTCGCTAATTAAAATTGAAAGAATAATTTCATTTATAAACCAGTTCTCTGAATCTTACCTGTTTTGCGATGGTGACCGGGAAATAGCAGAGATTAAGTTTGAGGAATGAAGCCGAATATTCGGCCTTTACTTTTGGCATAAATAACAGAATAAATACTGCACTGTGTATTCATTCCAACGAGTGAATACACGGAGCAATGTCGCTCGTAACTAAACAGGAGCCGACTTGTTCTGATTATTGGAAATCTTCTTTGCCATCATATTGAGGGCAATTTTTTTGACGGAGGAAATATGAAATTACGTGTCTGGCATATCCCGCAAGTACCTATGAAGCCGTTCATTGTAGAAGTGGCAAGTGTTGAAGAGGGTGTTCGCCTGATGGACGCACTGGCTGATTATGACGCCTTTCAGTATGACAACAACATCAAGCCTGATTACTGCAATGCTAACGGCCTTGAGATGTGGGATGAGAGCCTTACCGATGAAGATTTATCAGAGATGGGGCTTACTGATCGCTGGGTGGATTGGTACAGCGAATGCCAATGTTACGACGACCCACGTAAATATATCGAAAGCCTGAAAGAAGAAACCTCAGCAGCCTGAGCGCGGATTTGACGCATACAAATTAAGGAGGATATATGAGTGAAGTAACAGATTTAGTTGTTATTGAAAAAGCAAATGCAATGACTGTATTTCAGTCTGCCGACCAGATTGAAGAAATCCTTCAAAAGGTTGAACGTGAAGTTATGTCCTTTGTGCCTGATATCACAACGGCAAAGGGCAGAAAGGAGATCGCTTCTCTGGCGTATAAAGTTGCGCAGACGAAAACATATCTCGATGGTCTTGGCAAAGACCTTGTTGCTGAACTGAAGGAAATTCCAAAGCTAATTGATGCCAACCGCAAGACAGTGCGCGATCGCCTTGATGAACTGAAAGCCAAGGCGCGCCAGCCTCTTACTGATTATGAGGAGGAGCAGGCACGGATTAAAGCCGAAGAAGAAGCTAAGGCAGCAGCTGAAGCTCTCGCAAAGCAAATTGAGTCTGACCATGAAATAGCGATTTTGATGGATCGCGAATTTGACCGCCAAAGAGAAGAGGCAAGACTCAAAGCGGAGCGGGAAAAGCGAGAGCATGAAGAACGCTTAAAAAGAGAAGCTGAAGAGAGAGCCAGAGCAGAAGCCGAAGCAAAGGCAAAAGCCGAAATTGAAGCAGCAGCAAGGCGAGAAGCAGAAGCTAAGGCCGCAGCGGAACGTGCAGAGCGTGAACGCATTGAAGCCGAGCAACGAGCACAGCGCGAAGCAAAAGAGGCAGCAGAACGAGCTGAAAGAGAAAAGCAGGCGGCAATTGAAGCAGAACGCCGAAAAGCACAGGAGGAGGCTGAACGAATCCGGCGCGAGGCTGAAGCAAAAGAGCAAGCCAGAATAGCAGAAGAAAAAAGAATCAAGGAAGAAGAAGAGCGTAGAGCAAAGGATAAAGCTCACCGGAAAGAAGTAAATAACAAAATACTTGCTGACCTTATCAAGGTTGGTGCATCAGAAGATGTTGCTAAAAATATCATAACAGCCATCGTAAAAGGCGAAGTATTCGCAACAAAAATAACCTACTAATAAAACCAACATAAGGAACCACCCATGATTTACGCAATCGCGGGAGGCGCTCGCATGGGTGCCTTCCAACTAAATGAATCTTTACTTGAACGAATCACCCGTAAATTACGTGACGGATGGAAAAGAGTTGAGGTCTTATTATGCGCAATGAAATAGCCATTAATCACCAGATGCTTCGTGCGGCACAGAACAAAGCAGTAATAGCCCGATTTATTGGTGATTCAAAAATGTGGCTTGAAGCAAATAAAGCGATGAAATCAGCTATCAACCTTCCGTGGTATCGCAGGAAATGAGTTTTACAGATAACTGGTCAGACGAAGAATTCATTCGTCAGATGAAAGAATTAATCGGTAACGAAGGAGATATTCATGTCACTTGCAACCACAGTGAAGGAGAGCAAGTTACAGAGACGCATGTACACGCAGAAAGCTCTCTGGTATCGCCATAATGGCGACCGAGAAGGAATGCGGGTATGCCTTAATTTGTCCCGAGTCGAAGTATTAAATCAGCGTTATTTCCTTGGGCCGTGTCCATTCTGAGAACAATCATATGAGCAAAGAATTTTACGCAAGACTGGCAGCTATTCAGGAGAATCTGAACGCGCCAAAGAATCAGTACAACTCATTCGGTAAATATAAATACAGAAGCTGCGAAGATATTCTTGAAGGCGTTAAGCCGTTACTGAATGGTCTGTTTTTATCAATCAGCGATGAAGTTGTGTTGATTGGTGATCGGTATTACGTGAAAGCCACGGCAACTATTACCGATGGCGAAAACAGTCATACGGCAACCGCTCTTGCACGAGAGGAAGAAAGCAAGAAAGGAATGGATTCTGCACAAGTTACGGGAGCTACAAGCTCTTATGCACGCAAGTATTGCCTCAATGGTTTGTTCGGCATTGATGATGCGAAAGATGCAGATACAGACGAGCATAAACATCAGCAGAACGCAGCAGCAAAGCAATCAAAACCATCACCTACACCTGAACAGGTTCTAAAAGCATTCACTGACGCAGCAATGCAGAAAAACACCGTAGAAGAGCTTAAACAGGCGTTCGCCAAAGCGTGGAAGATGCTCGAAGGCACACCGGAGCAGCACAAAGCGCAGGACGTTTACAACATCAGACGAGACGAATTAGAAGGAGCGGCTGCTTAATGGCACATTCGATTACTGTAAGACTAAACAAACCCGCAAGAGAGTTTCAGGCCGGGGAAAATATCGGATTCAACATCCGTGCTGGCGTTCAGTATTACGATCGCCAGACAAAAAAGAAAGAATGGACAAACTACAGCGCCGTTGTATTTGCCAAGCCGGGAGCGCAAGCGGATTACTACCGTAGTGTTCTTGTTGAAGGTGGCATTGTAGAAATTACCGGAGAAAACATCAGGGTTGATGTTTATCAGGGGCAAAATGGTCAATCAATCACTCTTGAATTACTGAATGCAAAGATTGGATTTGCAACTTCAGGAAACAGCCAACAGCAGCAAAGTAGCAATCATCAAAATCATCCTGAATACGACGATTCCATCCCATTCTGATTTAGAAAAATAAGGATTTAATTATGCCAGCGCCTTTGTATGGTGCGGATGACGCGCGCCGCTGTTCCGGCAATTCCGTATCGGAGGTGCTGGATAAATTCAGAAAAAACTACGACCTGATAATGTCGCTACCGCAGGAAACGAAAGAGGAAAAGGAGTTTCGCCACTGTATATGGCTTGCAGAGAAAGAAGAACGCGAGCGAATTTACCAGACATCAATCCGACCATTCCGCAAAGCCACATATATCCACTTCCCTGAATATATCGACCCGCGCCTGCGTAATTACCGCTCACGCTATGGCGCTATCAGTAATGACTGAGGAATTTACCATGAGAGGACTTGCATACAATCCCGGCATTCTTCCGGCAGAAATGATTATTCGCCAACGCGTAAAGCCAATGCCATCGAGAGAGGAATTGCTTAAGAGAAATTCTTTTCCATCAGTGAATCAAAACAAATATCTGAATGCGATGTTGCGGAGTGTGAAGAAATGAAACAAATGTCACTAATTGAGATGGATGGATTTCTGAAAGGTAAATGCATCCCACGAGATTTAAAGGTTAACGAAACAAACGCTGAATATCTTGTCCGTAAGTTCGGTGAACTTGAATCAAAACTGGAAACGGCGTTGCGGGAGTGTCGTTCTGCTGGAATCACGATTGATAACCTTGAGGCCAAGTGCGCGGCGCTGGCGGCGGAGAATGCGGGAATAAAGTCTGCAATTCCAGAATCACGGGATATTGAGGATGACAATGACAATATGGATGACGTATCTCTCGCGGAAGACTTCGGGTTCAATCATGCAATAGAACGGATGAGGAGACAGATACCTGAAACGCCAACCACTGATGCTTTCCTGGCTGAAGTCCGGGCGCAGGGGGTGGATGCTGCTATAGAAGCTGCAAAAAATCTGGTTGCCCAAGAATATGAGTATAAGGATTTCAAAGCGGCGCAGAGTGATTGCTGTATGCACCCTGGTTCAGACCTGGTAGGGAAGGTTGAAATGACTGAGTGGTTAGTTGACTTTGCTGCCCAGCTTCGCAAAGGAGGCAACCAGTGAGCAAGATTGACTATCAGGCACTGCGTGCTAAGGCAGAAAAAGCAACGTGTGGCGAGTGGTCGCTCGAATATGGAGAGGAGAGACTTGATGCTGATGATGCGCTAATTCATCGTGAAGTTGTTGGATATCTTCCTATTTGCAGAATTGAAGGAGCGCATCCTGAAAGCGGTTTCGATGAAGATTTCCAAATGGAACAGCAGGCCAATGCTGAATTCATCGCCGCAGCCAATCCGGCTACCGTGCTGGCACTACTGGATGAACGGGAAAGAAACCAGCAATACATCAAAAGCCGCGATCAGGAGAACGAGGATATTGCGCTAACGGTAGGGAAGCTGCTAATCGAAAACGGCCGGCTTGTTGCCGATACGCTACGCCACTTAGCTGATAACGAAATCGACTCTGATTATTTTGCTATCACCTCAACGAATGAGAACGGTACTGAAATTGATCATGAGATGGCTATTACCGATTACGCACTGCAAGCTGCCGGAACTGTAGACGAATTGGTTGCGGCGTTGGAATCCGCAGAGAAGCGCAACGCTGAGCTGGAGTCGAGAACAGTGACGCTTCCGGCACAAAAATATTGCCCGGCTGAATACGCGGGTAGCGTGTTATGGGGTGAAACAGAAGTCTGGAACCAGGCAATTTCTGAGTGCGCAAAAGCAATCCGCGCCGCTGGCATCGGTAAAGGGGAGTGAGCATGGCTGATACAACCGCAGAGTGGAGTTTGTCACTCGATACCCAGTGCCCGCAGTGTAAGCACGTTTTTGATTTACGACCTCAGCTTTCTGAAGGCTGCTCGTCTATCCAGATTTGCGAAACGGACACCGTAGCAACTCGTGATTATGAAACGGCATGCCCGGAATGCGGACATGAATTTACTTGCGACTTCGTGTACTGAGGACTAACCCATGAGCACTATTACCAAAGGGTTCACCAAAGAGCAGTTAATAGCCCGAATTAACCAGGTAACGGCAATCAATAAATACCGAATCAGTAGGGACCCTGACGCTGATGGATTGGCGATGGATAACGAGCTGCTGGCTATCGCGCTGGCATCGCTCGAAGCGGAGGCTGTGGCTTATGTTATGGCGGATGATTTGAAGGATAGCAGCATCATATCAACGCCAGCATATCGTGATTTAGGTGAGGCAATGGAGCGGACTGTTGGGGATGTGGTTGCGCTATACACCGCCCCGCCAGCGCCGGTATCTGTGCCTGATGACGTGATGGCCGCAATACAGAAAGTTGCACGTATTCGTCTCGATCTGAATGACTTCGACGGCGACAAGCGAGGAATTTTAGATTGCCTTAGCGACGCGGAAGAGGCGCTGATAGAAGTTGTTAATCGCCGCGCCGCCATGCTTCAGGGAGGTAAACCATGATTAATCGCGCCAAGTTACAGCACATCCTGGAATACGCCAAGCAGCAAAGACACATCGGCCTGCACTGCAAAGTTCCACCAGAAGACATGGTTGAAATCGTGGAGATGGCAATGCTTCAGGGTGCCGAAAACGCCGAGTCGACCACCACCATGCAGACCGCACCAGCTCTGGATTCTTCGCCAAAAATTGCCGAGTCGCCCAGCGGCAACTCTCCGGTAACTCCGGATGGTTGGGTTATGGTGCCGAAGAGACTAACAGCCGAGAACGGCGCTAAGGGGGCGCTATCCGGTGAATTTTCAGAAACTACGTTTATAAGCTGCCTGGAATGCTTTGGCGATGATGATTGCGATACCTGTGACGGGAGCGGACGTATTGAAATTAAAGTGCCAGTCACGTGGTCGACCATAAAATCTATCTGGGATAAAGGTATCGAGTATTTTGCAGCAAAACCGCCGCAGGAGGTTAACCGTGGCTAACCTGCAACTTGCCGTTAAAGGTGAATACTTCGATGCCATGATTCGCGGAGAGAAAACAGAAGAGTATCGCCTGTGTAATGACTACTGGAATAAGCGAATTATGTTCCGGGAATATGACCGCCTGATTATCACAAAGGGATATCCGAAGCGTGACGATTCCAGCCGCAGAATTGACGTTCCGTATGACGGATATGAAATCAAGAAAATCACACATCCGCACTTCGGCGATAAACCGGTAAAGGTGTTCGCTATAAAGGTGAATATCGGCAATGAATAACAATCCTCGCACTCGCGGGGATTTCTTTTATCTGAACTCGCTACGGCGAGTTTTGTTTTATGGAGATGATTATGGCCTGTTCAACATTCAACCATTTAACGTTACAGAAATACCAGCCAGACCCTGAAGATTTATGCTCACTGTGTGGAGTAAATCATGGTAAAGCCGCCATGATCGAATGTAAGGACAAAATCCACATTTGCCTTAATTGCGTTGATGTCCTCGTTGATATCAAAAATGAGAGAGAAGATAAAAAGCGTAGCGAGGCTGTTCGCGCCTTAGATTCATGGATGCGAGATGGGTATAGTGCTGCGCAAATTTATGACTTAGCAATATCAAAAGGCGAAATACCAGGAGTGCGCATCGAATAAGACGTAACCAATATTCGAATTGAAGAACTGAAAGAACACCAAACCGCCTGATGGCGGTTTTTTATTGCCTGATTTGCAGGTTCGATTCCCTATTCGGAGATAGCACTCATGCAACACGAACTACAGCCTGATTCCCTGGTTGATTTGAAATTCATCATGGCCGATACTGGCTTCGGTAAAACCTTCATCTATGACCGGATTAAGTCCGGAGACCTGCCTAAAGCCAAAGTTATCCACGGGCGAGCAAGATGGTTATATCGTGACCATTGTGAATTCAAAAATAAGCTCTTAAGCCGCGCCAATGGGTAAAATAGCGGGTAAAATTTTTTTCACATCTAAAAAACACCATTCCAATCAATCCCCTGCCGCTTCAAGTGGATGTCTGCAGGGGACACCAGATACCCTTCAAACCAAATCTACCTTCATCCCGTAAACGATGGGTTTGGCAGCACACTTGCCCTATATCTACTCATTTTTACTGCAACAGGTTGAAATCTCAGCACTGTCAGAAAGCGCTGATGACTAAACAGCCCTGGGCCGGGCGATGTAACCATCACACAGAATCCTGATAGCGAAATACGGCGTGACTCGATACTTCACTCCGCAATGCATTCCTTGATGAATTCGCAGGCCCGTGATACACGGGACAGGTCGCTGAATGACGACAATGTTCTGGAAATCAGCGAACCGTGTATCCGGAGTACATTTGAGCGACTGTACCAGAACATGAATGAGGTGTTTGGATTAGGCGATTATTAGCAGGGCTAAGCATTTTACTATTATTATTTACCGGTTGAGGGATATAGAACTATCGACAACAACCGGAAAAAGTTTACGTCTATATTGCTGAAGGTACAGGCGTTTCCATAACTATTTGCTCGTGTTTTTTACTCAAGAAGAAAATGCCAAATAGCAACATCAGGCAGACAATACCCGAAATTGCGAAGAAAACTGTCTGGTAGCCTGCGTGGTCAAAGAGTATCCCAGTCGGCGTTGAAAGCAGCACAATCCCAAGCGAACTGGCAATTTGAAAACCAATCAGAAAGATCGTCGACGACAGGCGCTTATCAAAGTTTGCCACGCTGTATTTGAAGACGGATATGACACAAAGTGGAACCTCAATGGCATGTAACAGCTTCACTAATGAAATAATCCAGGGGTTAACGAACAGCGCGCAGGAAAGGATACGCAACGCCATAATCACAACACCGATAAGTAATGCATTTTTTGGCCCTACCCGATTCACAAAGAACGGAATAATCGCCATGCACAGCGCTTCGAGTACCACCTGGAATGAGTTGAGATAACCATACAGGCGCGTTCCTACATCGTGTGATTCGAATAAACCTGCATAAAAGACAGGAAAAAGTTGTTGATCAAAAATGTTATAGAAAGACCACGTCCCAACAATAAATATGACGAAAACCCAGAAGTTTCGATCCTTGAAAACTGCGATAAAATCCTCTTTTTTTACCCCTCCCGCATCCGCCGCTACGCACTGGTGATCCTTATCTTTAAAACACATGTTGATCATCATAAATACAGCGCCAAATAGCGAGACCAACCAGAAGTTGATATGGGGACTGATACTAAAAAATATGCCGGCAAAGAACGCGCCAATAGCATAGCCAAAAGATCCCCAGGCGCGCGCTGTTCCATATTCGAAATGAAAATTTCGCGCCATTTTTTCAGTGAAGCTGTCAAGCAAACCGCAGCCCGCCAGATAACCCAGGCCAAAAAAGAGCGCACCCAGAATTAAACCTACAGAAAAATTGCTTTGCAGTAACGGTTCATAAACGTAAATCATAAACGGTCCGGTCAAGACCAGGATGAAACTCATACACCAGATGAGCGGTTTCTTCAGACCGAGTTTATCCTGAACGATGCCGTAGAACATCATAAATAGAATACTGGTAAACTGGTTGACCGAATAAAGTGTACCTAATTCCGTCCCTGTCAACCCTAGATGTCCTTTCAGCCAAATAGCGTATAACGACCACCACAGCGACCAGGAAATAAAAAAGAGAAATGAGTAACTGGATGCAAAACGATAGTACGCATTTCTGAATGGAATATTCAGTGCCAT